GGAGAATCCGTTTACGCGATCGCTTGTGCGTCGCGGCAACGCTCACTGCGAGCGTCACGGTGAGGGGTTTTATGGGACTCGGAAAACGCTGTCAAGCCAAGTTTTCCGAAAACGGAAAACTGCTAGAATCACGCACGAAACGGCATGGAGAGACCGATGCTGGCCGGGCTGACTGCCGAAGAAATCCGGAAGGCTGCTGACGAGCTCTACCGGCCAAACGCGTTCCGGGATGCCCCGGCGCAAATCTTCCTCGACCAGTGTGAGGTCGCGGATCCGCCGACGACGTTCCTTCGCGTTTCGTTTGCCCGATTTACGTTTCGGGCCGCGAGGAAGCTCGCGGAACTTGGCGCCGCGCTCCAGTCGCGACACGGCGAGAATTCAAATCTGGTCTTCGTTGTCTACTTGGGTAGGATCGACCCGGAGCAGATGGCTTGGCACTCGATTCAGATGGCAGATCGATGAACGCCAAGGATCAGGAGCGGCGAATCATGAACGATGACAACACGCAAGACGGTGCCGAGCCGTCTCCCGCATCCAATGGTTCGCTGTTCATTGTTACGGTTCCACTTGGAGACGGGCTGGTTGGCATCAAGTGCATTGAGGACGAGGACAAAACGACCGGCATCCTGATGCGAGCCCTAACCCAGCCATGCGACATCGGGGCCATGTGCCCAGAGGGCAACAGCGAGAACTTCGGCGTCTTCGTCCGTTGCCCGAAACTTAAGTCGGCGCAAGTGCTGCTCAAAGCGGTGCAGGACTTGTGCGACACACTAAAGGCGAAAGAGTAAGCGAACACGTAGGATAAGCGGCATCGCCGCGAGGATTCGCAATCAAACAGGAGGTCAAGGCGATGTCCGTTTTATCGCGTTGTTCTCACGGTGACACCCCACTGTTTTCCGAGCGGTTCAACATGGCCCACGCGGCCTTTGAGTGGTGCCGCGATCACCATGCGTCCGTCAGCGCTCCGGAGAACATCGTTACCGCGTTGTTTTCGCTTGGTCTGGTGGTCAATCGGCCAGCGCTCACAGACGCGGAACGACAGGCGATTCGCGAGGCTTGCGACGAAGGCCGATGATATCCCAAGGACTACCACCACATTCACACGCTTTGCGGGCTGCTGAAACGGTTGGGCTGAGCAACAGGGAATAAAACACTATGGCGAACGCTTTTCGGCCTGCGGCTGATTATGCGAAGCCTTTATCATCGTCTGGGTAACGGCGGGCCGCGTCTCTGGGGCCTTGGGGATTGCCGCGTTTTGCGGAGTGGATTGGTTCGAATTATTGCCTGGAGTTGTCATGGATACCTCGGAAAATAAGAAACGCGTGCTCGATCTCGCGTGGCGAAACTATGAGGGACAAGTTGCCTCGCGGCGTCGCGTGGCTGACCGGGTAGCAATCGTTCTAGGCGCCGCAATTGCGGCCGTCGGTCTGATGTTCAAGGAAGTAGACGTGTCCGCAGCGGCAACACTCGCAAGGGCAGCGGCTTTGGCGGTGCTGCTCGTTTCACTCAATGCGGCGTTTCTCTGCGCGTACTTCGCATGGGCTCCCGGCGGCGTCGGAATCCCAAGCGGAACCGATCGCGATAGTCTTTGGCACTTCCTGGTCCAAGTCGACGACGACGGATCGGCGGCGACTGTGCTGGGCGATATCTGCAAGGCAACAAACGAAGAGCAAATCGAAACTGCAAGGCTTTCGTGGTGGCTGCGGGCGTGCATGGCCTGCGGTGGCGTTGCAGTGATTGCCAGCATGGCGTTCAAGTTGCTAGGGGGGGCGCCGACTGGCTGACGGCCTTGACTGCGTCGCCACTCAGCGGTCACGCCGACCTGCGACGGGCTGTTCGCTTCGATGCCGGCTCTTCGCGGGTCAGGCGGTCGAGCGTGATGCCAAGGGCGTCAGCGATCGCGCGGGCAGTGGACACCCGAGGGTCGCTCAGTTCGTAGATCGTTGCCCGACGAATTCCTGCTCGCTCGGCAAGTTCGTCCAGGGGAATCCCGCGACGCTTTGCCATCGCCTGCACACGTAGGAAAATCGCAGACGGCTCCCGAGTCCGCGGCCTCCCGCCAGGGTGTCTTTCGCTCGCCGTCGCCATATGCCGACCTCCGTGCCGCGAGTTTGATGCCCTTTTTCCAGGGCGGGTCAGGGTTGCAATCCCCTTTCGGGGATTGCAACCCTTGCCAGTGGCGGGGACAGGAGCGAACTATCCAACGACCAACCGTGCGGCGGCTAATCCGCACGGCTGGAAAAATCGGACCCCACTCACGGAAGGACATCCCCGCACGGAAGCGTGACCTATCCCTTGACCGGAGGATCACGCCATGACACTCACCACGTTCCTGGAAACCGTCTACGTCCCCCTGCGGCTTCGCGGCCGCTCGCCTGAAAGCGTCCGGCTGCTCAGGCACGCCATCACCCAGTTTTCAAAGTGGCTTGGCCGGCCCGCAGTGCTCGATGACCTCGAGGACCTGGTCGTGAGCCAATGGCTTACGGCGATGGCGGAAAAGAAGTCGCCCAACAGCGTGGCGCGCGAGCGTTCGGGATTGTTGGCTCTTTGGAATCTCGCCCAAGGGCGCGGGCTGGTAAAGCTCCGGCCGACGGTGGCCCCCGAACTGGTTCCGCAGTCTACTCCGCGCGCATTCACAGCGGACGAGCTGGCCAGACTCGCGGAGGCGGCCAAATGGTCGAGCGGGTGGGTTGGGCCGGTGCCTGCTTCAGTGTTTTTTCAGGCCCTCATCGCCGTCGGCCTTGAGACAGGGGAGCGTATCAACGCGATTCTCACGACGCCCAAGCATTGCTGGGTCAGGCCGACGCTGACCGTGCCGGCCGGCGTCAGAAAGGGGGGCCGCGTCGAACGTGTGTACGAATTGTCGCCGGAGGCGTGCGACCTCGTGGATCACGTCGTTGCACACAACGGACCGACGGTTTTCTGGTGGGTCGCCAGCGACACGGCTCTCAGGAAACGGTGGAAGACCATCACTAGGAGAGCCGGCCTCGGGGAGGGGCGCGACGTTCAGTTTCATGCCCTTCGGAGATCTACGGCATCGCACCTGGCCGCGGCCGGCCTCGATGCGACCTCGTACCTCGGTCATTCGACAGACCGCATCACGCGGCGTTCCTACCTTGACCCTCGCGTGGTGGATTCGCGGCGGCCCAAGGCATGGCAATCGTTGCCGCGTGTGTTCAAGCCTGAGGACGATACACCGGCACGATCGGCGTAATCGTGCTCGGTTCCTGATCCTGTCCCCGGACGTTGCAGAAGTGCGAATCCGGCGACGCAAAATCGGCAGATTCAGTGCGGTTGACACTCGGGGTAGGATAACACCACCGATAGGAGGTACTCCCATGCGATCAGTTTTCGCCGCAGCAGTCGCAGTTTGCGTCGTTCTTGCAACGGGCCATGCGGCCGAGCCTTCCGCCGAGAAGCGAGCCTCAGGCCTCGCGAAAATGGCTCACCGAATCGACGTCGAGGCGGCCCAGCGGGACATCGTCGAGTCAAATGGATGGCTCCAGTACGCAATCGCCAATCGCGACACCGCGGCAATCAAGAAAGCCCGCGACCATATCACCGAAGCCAAAAGGAAGTTGGCACGAGCTCGGGCAAAAAGCGCATCGGACTACCTGGAGCGTGCTCGGCGCGTCGCTAACAGAGTTCCCGGCGAACGCGCCGACCAAGACGATGACAATTCAGTGCTGCGTGAAGATCTGACTCCAGGCGAATTTGCCCTGGAGAAAATTCGGCATGGCGGACCGCTCCTCATCGGTGGCGTCGTGCTGGAACCAAACAGCATCGGAGTGCCTGAAGTGACTGTGTATGCGTGCAACCTCAGCGACCGCACGGTGGAGGCGTATGACGTCGAAATCCAGTGCTGGGACTCATTCGGCGAGCCCGTGATGCACGGGGACGACAACATCCTTCGGGCAACGAGCCAAAAGCCGATCCGCGAGTCGGAAATAGCCCCGGCGACATGGATGCTGGCGGTGCAGGACACGACCACACGGGTCGCTGTCCGGATCACGCGGATCAAGCCCGAGTATGGAAACGTCTGGGACCAGACCCGCGAAGAAGCCGAGCGCAGCCCAGGTGCGATCGTCGAGGCGAAGATCAGGCGGTGACAGCGTGGCTTTTCAATCGGCCTGCGTTTCAGGCCGACATTCACCAACGGAGGAAACAATGGCAGACAAGATCCGTGGCCACGTCACTGTTGAGAAAACCGCGAAGTGGATCAAACTTCAGCAACTGCTTGCGTGGGGCCTGATGATGGTCGGCATGGGGTACACGGCAGTCGGATACAACACCCCGACAGAGAACGGGAGTTTCAACCAAAACTTGGCCAATGGCGCCGCTGCCATGGCGATCGCGCTTGTCTGGGTATGGGTCCTTCGGGTTGTGCGGTGGTGGTGCCACGCCTGACCGCAAGACGCTAGCGGCGTGGACCACCGCAGCAGGGTCTATCACGCGATCTCGCGAGGAATCCGGCAAAAATACGGCCTTTTGCTAGGTGCGAGTGAATGCGTAGAATCTCGCTAGGAGGCGTAGCCGTGTTCAGTCAGTGCCAATTGACAACGTTCATGTACGCGATTCCCTCATTCGTTGAGGGTATCGCGCGTCTGTTCGACTTCGCAGGCACGATGACCGAGTACAACACGAGCCCTTCCCCAGGCGATGCAGACAGGAGGGCATTGGCCTGCGACGTCATGGCCATCATGGCCGACGCTGCGATGGTCACAGGGAGCGCGACCATTGAGTCCAAGGCGAAAGTCGCGTAGGCACGAACGCCGCATGACTCAAAACAAGGGTGTCCCCGCAAGCCGCGGTGGCATGCTCGTCCAGAAGAGCGTCACGTTTACTGGGCCAATCCCTGCCGAGTATTACCGCCAACTCGATGAAATCGACCCCGGGGCTGGGGCGAGAATGCTGAAGACGATCGATGACCAAGCCCATCATCGCATGGCACTTGAGGCCATGGTTGTGAAGAGTGGCGAGCGAGCACGCTTTGCCGGAATGGCTTGCGGACTCATCATCGCTTTAGCGCTTGTCGGCGGTGGCGTCTGGTGCGCACTGGCTGGGCACGATTCGGCAGGTGCCGCCATCGCCACATCAGCCGCCGCCGCTATCGTAGGCGTATTCGTCTACGGCAAAGCATCGCAAACTCGCGAACGGCTGGAGAAGGCGAAACTCGTGCCGCAGTGAACAGCGGTCACGGAAGAATGACCATTTCACTGACGTCAGCGTGATGATCCGTCACCCCATAACCCGCAGCCCAGCCGGTAGGTAGCACGTTTCGCAGATCGCCTCGACGAACGCGGGCGTCGGCGACATCGCCTCGTTGACCGATAGCAGCCGGTCACCGGGCACGAGCGTCAGCGGATCTGGACGGGAGTAGGGTGACCGGTCGTACCACCGCCGAGTCCGCATCACGACGCCGTAGAAGCCGAGATAGACGTTCGTCGCCCGGATGTACCATTCCCGGTCAATCGGTATTTCTGGAGTGATCTGGAGCGTTTCCAGGGCCATCGTCTCACACTCCCGCTCCATGGTCAGCACGAGCCCGACGGCCGCCCGCAGCTGCTCGGGCGTCATTTCGACCACCCCGGCCAGCCACGCGTCGAACGCCTGTTGCGGGCAGGCCCCGCCGGCGAGCTTGGCCGTCCATGCCGGCGTCGCAGCCTGCGACTGCCGAAAGTGCATGTACTCGTGCAGGAACACGGACAGCCAGAGTTCCTGCCGGCCTCCAGTGGCCACGACGAACTCGGCCTGGTCCTCGTCGAAGTAGCCCCCGACCGGGCTGCCGTGGCAATCGGCTTGCTCCGCGTCGATCAGCCGAACCTCGATCTCGGCGTGCTCAAGCTCGCGGAGCACGGACTCCATCCAGGCACAGGCTTCGGGCGGCAGGTCGCAGACGGCTCGCATGGGTCACCTCGTGGCGGCGATATAGAGACCAATGTTTGCGAACGCGTAGCCGGCGTAGGCGATGGCGAGTCCGGGCTTTCCGGCCCACGCCAATTCCGCGGCAACGTAGGCGTAGATCAGCCCAGTCATGGCAATCAGCGGACCGGACATGGAATGCTCCCGGTGTAGGCGGCCCACGCCCCGAGCACTCGGTGCCGCAGCTGCGAGACGGTGCCGCTGTTGAGGATCACGTCGTCGCAGTCGTTCGGCCCGATCCGGAAGTCGCTGGAATGCGTGCCGAGGGAAACCCCAGGGCGGTCAACCCACCACACCTCCCCGCCCCGGTCGCGGATCGCAGCGAGTTCGTTCGGGAATCGCGTCCCGCAGATTGCGAACGTGTCGGCACCGATCTGGTCGTGCAATCGGTCAATCCGGGCCATAGTCAGTGACACCCAAAGGTCCGGATGGACGAGCTCACGCCCCCATTCGGTGCCGAGGGTGCGGAGCAGGTCGCGAGGGACGACCTCGATCTCACCGCAGGCGAAGCAAGCTTCTTTCTGGGCGCGGTTGCGAAGCACCTCTTCCGGAACATCAAAGATGGCCGAAAGGCCGCGGTAGAGCGGATCGGCCCACTGGAGACAGTGGGCATCCGGCACCATCGACGCAGCGAGCGTCTTCCCGGAACCGATTCTGCCTGCAAATCCGATGATCTTCACGCGTGAGCCTCCGCTAGGTCGTCGATCCATTGCTTGAGCGAGAAAAAGTCGTGAAATACCGGTTTCCCGAGCGACCGAAACAGCGTCACTTCCGCGTCCGCGCCGCTCGATTCGTTTTGCACGTAGCCCGTTCCCTCGTCGGTCGCCGGCAGCCGCAGGCACGCGTCGCACCGCGAGATGAGTTCGTTGTCGTACTCGACCCAGTCACGGTAGGGCCGCGGGTTGTGCATGTGCTGAAAATGACTCCACAGCGGAGCGATCGGAACCGCTCCGACATCGAAGAGCGCGTCCCACATCCGTAGCTGAAATCGGGTGTTGCACGCTTGGTCGCCGCGAGTGTATGGCGACGCGATGTAGACCCATGGCCGCGGCGTGCGGTTGCGTTCGTCGATATTCTGCACTGGGTTCTCCTTCATGCTGCCATCTTCGGTCCGGCTACGTGCATCGCGGTAAGCCCGCCGGCCGCGTCGTAGATAAACAGTTCCATCGCCTGCCGGTTCCCAACGAAGCCTTCGACGGCGTGGTAGTCGTCCGGCGGGCACAGGGCCGGGGCCACACGCACCAGCACGCCGTCATAGGTCTCGATCGGCCGCGACCACTCGGCCGCCTGGTGGTGCAGATGCCCGGTGTGGATCTCGCGGTACGGGCAGCGTGACCACTCGCGGGCCGCCTCAATCGCCATCAGCTGCGGCAGTTTCCGCTTGGCTTTGTTGCCGTGGCAGAATCCGAGGAGGTTTTTCCCATGCGTGAGGTATTTCCGCGGCGTGTATTCCTCCTCGACCGTCACCCGTCGGTCGTTGCGAAACCGCTCAAGCAGGATCCGCTGAAAGCCCCAGGTGAGTGTCTCGTCGTGATTGCCGTTCACAACCAGCGTGTCGCACCGGGCGACCGTGGCAGCGGCGTCGATCATCGCCAGGAGCGAATCGGTCCCGCTGTTTAGCATCTTTTGCAGCCTGCCGTCGCGCTCCAGCGGCGTTCCCTTGGTCGTCGTGCCGCTTGGCGTGTCGTAGTGGTAAAGATCGCCGAGCGTGGCCACCGTCAGCCGGCCAGGCTTGTACCGTGCCGCCACGTCGAGCAGTTCTGCCGACGCGTCGCGGACCAGCCGGGCCGCGATGTCCAGGTCGTAGTCTGCACCGGCCGTCCGCCGCCACGAGTATTTGCCGAAGTGCGGGTCGGCCACGACCAGCACTGCCCACCTGTCGCTCGTCTTGACGGGACTGGGACGCGGCACAATCGGCTTGCGGATGTCACACTTCGCCGCCTCGATCATCGCCTCGACGCACTCGCGGACGCTTGGCCCGGCTTTGGGCCTCAGCCTGACAAAAACTCGGTAAAGTTCCGTGACCATCGGTTGCCCAGTGTTGCGATCCACAGTGGCGCATTCCCATTTGGTTGCCTCGCTTGATGCAACCTCGTAAACGGCCATGTCGGCTTCGATGTGCTTGAGCAAGTCCTCGACCGTCCGGATCGTCCTGCTTGTCGACCGGGCCTCGACCGCATCGCCGTCCGTGCGTTTCGTCACCTGCTCGGCGTCGGCCTCCGGGGCCACCGCCTTGATCGCTGCCTTGACCGCTGCCTTGGCCATGGCGTCGCCTATACCTTGCGCGTGAGCCACCTGACCACCGCCCACCGACGCGGCATTGCGTGACCGCGCTCCTCGCCCCACCGGATGATCGCCAAGGCGGCCTCGCTTTGGTTGAGCCGGCCGTACTCGCCGCGCTCGAACCGCTCCCGGATTGCTTCGAGCTCGCGCTGATCGTCCGGAGGTAGCTTTTTGTGCCATGGAAGGATTCCGTTTGGAGGACGCCGCTCCGCCGTCTGCGCGGCGGACAACATGATTTGGTCAAGGTCTGATGCCTTCTTCGCCATACTGGCCCTCCGTAGTTGTCAGAGGAGACAATCTCACTGATGTGTTATCTGTAAATTCTATAGGTGTGTTGGTCACTCCGACGTCCTTGCCCCATTTTCCGACCGGGCATTCCTCGTGCGCCCAAGCGAGTTTTGATATCAGTCGCTTTTCACGCACGACACTACAGCCGCACTTGGAACACGCCTTTCCGTCGAAGAATTCACAATGTTGGCAGATTGAAAACCGACGTTCACGCTCTTTGTCGGTTGTTTGTGGCATGCCGGAAGCAACATGTCGTGCGGCAGATGACGCAAACCGCGCTGCCTTCTCCGGAAGCGATAGTAACGTCTTTGCCCGAGGATAGGCCGGGTGGTCGACGTCTACTGTGATCGTTTCTCCGTCCTCGGCAACGATGCAGCCGCGTACGTCGTCGAGCGTGTAGCCGCGCTCGCGGACGCGGGCCTCGAACTGGGAACGCAAGCCGGTTACAGGAGTCATGGGAAATTGTTGATTTCCGGGCAAACGCTCGTCGGATCCTCGGCACCGCACTGCCCGTTGGGGTCGAAGTCAAAATCGGGGCAGCACTCAGCCTCCGTTGTCTGTATGCACTCGTCGTAGGCGTATGGGCCAACGCACGGATACAGACGCCAGACTTCGCGAAGCGTCGGGGCACCAAAATACAATCCCGTCGGGAGTTCGCCGGTCCAGATCGGATCGGCAGTCGTGTCGACAGTGCCGCAACATCGCCCCTTGGCTATTGTCGCGCCGAGCATGCCGTTGACGCCGTCCGATGTGTTGTATGTTGGCGTGACGCTTACGCACTTATACCCGCCGCCATTTGCAGCCTCGACAAAGCCAGAAATTCCGTCGTTTATCAGTTCAAGTAGTTCCTCGCGCAGAGATGGCGGAAGTCCGGCGAAGCCATAGATCGCCATGTTGACACTTTGGCCGTAGTGATATTCCCAAAATTCATCGCCCTGATCGTTCCTCTTTGTTTGCATCACCATCCCTGGCGTGCATTGACAGCACCGCCCGCCGCAGCAGCACTCGGGCTCCGTGCCGATCTTGCCGTCCTTGATGACGGGCTTCCCGCCGATCAGGCGTATCTCAGTCACGGAGGCGTCCCTTGCGAGCAGTCGGTCGTGGTGAACCACTTGAGGCATCCGCTCTCGTGGCCCAGCAGCTGGGTCTTCGTGGCGTCATAGTCTGGGAGCGTTGTCAGGTCGTCGCCAGCAATGACAGGCTTCTTACAGCCTTCAGTGTCTGCGTTTCCTGCCTCTACGAGATACCAGCGGCCGTTTTTCGCCATGGCGACGGCAACAAATACGCCTTCGTCAACGTCGTGAAACAGATTGACAGCCGTGACTGACTCATCCGGATCGTTTTGTGCAGGAGTTGCAGGGTCGCCTGCCTCCCATACGTCAAGCGTTGCTTCGGTGTCTTTTGTCCACTTGGTTGTCGTCTTGCAAATACGCAATACGTCGACGTAAGCATCTCCTAGTCGCACAACACACCATTTTGTTCCCGCTCCAGCACTCTCGCGAAACAATATGCGTGCCGGGCCGGACCGTCCCGATTGCAGCATCGTGCGGTCGTTGTTTTTGACGTCGCAATGCGTGTCGGCACTGTCTTGTATATTCACTTGGACGTGGCAAACGCCTGATACCCAAGCACGGCCGATGTGACCATCTGCGATTGGGTCAAGGCACACGACGAACTTTCCAGCGTGGGCGGCGGTGGTAGGCGTGATTCCACGAAATGCCACCTGATTCTGAAACTCGCTCAACGAATCAGACGGAGTGATGATGACGCCGTCGATTCCGAGAACTCCGAACCGCGGCGCGTTGCTTCCACTCGTGTTCTTCACAAACACAATGTCGGCCTGCCGAAATTGAGTATGGCCGCCGTTTCCTGGCCGACCGCGCTTGTGCGCTTCGGCGGCATCAAGGCACGCGTTCCACGCCGCAGCTGGAATCTTCAGCTTGTCGCCCGGCCGTGCCCGCTGGAATGCGTCGCCATTCATGTGCCGATTCCCAGCGTGGAGAAGTCGGCCGATTCATACACACGCTCGACGTATGCGGACGATGGTCGCTTTACCAGTGATTTCGCCGCGGCGTCGTCAGCGTCGCGAAACCGCACCCACAGGTATTCCCAGCCCTTTTTGCTGGAAACAGTAATGCCGCCGACGTCGAGATTCGTCACGTTCGGGCTCGCGGCGAACTTGAACGCGATCTCCCACTTGTCAAGCCCTGTCTTCGATCCACTGGCGCCGAGAAATAGCACTTCGCCAGATGAGAATCCTTTAAACGACGCGTTGTTTACCTTTCCGGTCGCCGCAAACAGGGCCGCCTTGTAGCTGGCCGTCACGGTAGACGCGGCCATCTTGTGCGTTTCCGCGAAGTTGTAGATCGGAACCGTGACGTCCGTGCCGTCAATGTTGTCTCCATTGACGCCGATGGCTCCATTAAAGTTGGGCGCCGTCTCGCCGTCGGCTGCGTAGCGCGCAATCGTCTGTAGTGATTGCGTGACGTGAGCGGTGGCGCCGCCCGTTTCGAACGTGTACTGTGTTTCGTCTTTTCCCTCGTACGGAACAATCGCTTCCCAAATGCCGTTGCCGAGAGGATTGGCCTCGACATTCTGCGGCTCCATGATGCCTATCAACGCTGGGACGTAGGCCTTGACGGTTCCGATCACGACGGACTCGTCCTCGGTTCCGGTGACGATGTACCGCAGTTCGTCCGTGTCGATGCGGCCAGACGTTGCCCTGCCGCTGCCGAATGCCTCGAAGATTTCGACGGTCATGCGAATACTCCTGCTTGCTTGCGGGCTTGCTCGTCGATCTTTTTCAACAGGTCGGCACCGCGCTCTGTTGCCCTGGCTGTCCGTTCCGCTAGCGAGGTGGACCCCAGCCCACGCGCGGCAAGGGCGTTGAACGTGCCCTTGCTTTCAAGCTTCTTTTGCTCCTGTCCGAGCATCACGGGCAGTTCGACAGGAGGCCCAGGGCTCTTGTTCTGCTCCTCGCGATTAAGCCTGGCCTCTTCGAGGGCCGCATTCCATTCGTTCTTGGCGTCCGCCACAGCCTGCTCGGACGCCTTCCGCTGCCTGTCGAACTCGGCCTGCCGGCCGGCGTCGTCTGCGGCCTGCATGTCGCCGAGATTCTGCTGCGACTGCTTGCGACGTTCCTCGATGTCGGCCTTCCGCTCGTTCCGCTTTTTCTCGCGCTCCACGATTCCTGAATCCCGCTTTGCGTCGGCTTCCTGATTTGCCGCGTTTGTTTCGTTGTTGATCCGGTTGACCTCGGCATTGACGTCGATGTCCTTGTCGAATAGTGCCTTGAGGTTCACCCATGCCTTTTTGATGAAGCCAACCGTGTTGTGCCACGTCTTTTGCAGGACGTTGGTGAAAATGGCCCATGTGTCGCGCAGGAAATCCACGGTCTCGACCCAGCCGTTTTCGACCATTGCCCATCCGTCGATAAAAAACCCGGCGACCGCGTATGACGCATCGCTCCAGGTCGTGAGAAAGAAGTCTTTGGCCGTGATCCACATCTGGTTCAACGCATCGACTCCCTTCTGCCACTCCAGCTTCAGGGTGAGCCAGAGAATCTCGGCCGCGAGCTTGATGTCTCCGGTGGCCAGCGCGTCGCCGATGCCCTGCCATGCCTTGATTGCGTCGTCGTGCAGCTCCGCGAACTTCTCCTGCAGCCACGTAATCGCACCTCCTGCCATGTCCGTCGCGAAGAGCATGTAGGCACCGAACGCGACCGCGCCGACGATGACCAGGCCGAGTGGCGTAAGCAGCGATGCCAGCAGCCCGCCGAGCATGCCAATCCCGGTTGCGATCGTGGAGGTGACGGTAGCCAGCGCGCCGAACACGCTCCCAAGCGTCGCAATCCCACGGCCGACGAACACAAGGGCCGTTCCGGCCGCAGCCAACACCGCTCCAAATCGCGCGATTGTCTGCACAAGGACGCGATTTTGCCGCACCCATGCTGCCGCCTGCGACAGGATTCGTGCCAACGTGTTCGGCCACCGCGTCATCAGCGGCAGCACCGCCGAGCCTACGGCGTCGCGCAGTTCCTTAAACGAGTTAGACAGCCGGACCAGCGCCGAGACGTAGTTGAACACGTTTACGGCGTCGCGGCGGTTCCCGACTCGCCCGAGCTCAAGGGCGGACTGCGCGAACGCATGGCCCATGGCCGCGAGCGGGGCCGTGATCGCCGCCCCCATAGCAGCGATCTTGGCACCCTGCCACGAAACGGCGTTGCCGAAATCCTTCAGCGCGAGGGATGCCGAATGCAGCGGCCGCGAAACGCGGTCGCGGAGCGTCAACTCGATGTAGGCGGCACCGGCGCGGATGGCGGACGACGACACGATGAAATCCTTTGGCGTTGCGGGAGGAAAATGCTCTTCAGGATCGTGATCGGGGCCTTGATCCGCCGCTCGGGCGGACGCGGGCTTCCGTAGTCATTGAACTCGTCATCGGTGAACGGCGTCGGGCGTGTTTTGCGATCGCGATGGATGTTCGCGAGCACGCTGCAAACCCGAGCCGTTCGCCTCCATTCGTCTCGTCTCCGTCCATCTGCCATCCACACCAGTTCGCGGAGCGTCAGGGGGCCGGGATCGACCCCCACGACGCCGGCAAGTTGGTAAATCAGCTTCCAGACATCGGCGGCGGTGATTCGAGGGCGGCTATCCGTTCCTGCATCCGCTCCTCGAACAGCCGGTCGATCGACGGATCGTCCAGCCTGACCGTCGCCATCTCGCACGCTCGCTGCCGCAGCTGCTTCGCCTTCTCCCACCCCTTCCGCGCCGCTTCCCTGCGGGACGGGTGGGAAAAAGTAAAAAGCCCCTCTGCCAACGCCTCCTCAGCGGCTTGGAGGACGTCTCCGCTCATGGCTCGGCCGAACTGCTCGTCGGTGACTCCCTTGGCGTCTGCCTCCGGCTTGCAGATGGCGTACAGGACATCGACGAACAGCACGACGTCGCCCATGAGCTTGCCCATGAGCGAGCCTTCGACGAACTCCATGAGATCGACGGACAGAAGAGACCGGACGCGCTTGATCGTGTCGGTGCCGATCGACACCGACCAAACGCGCCCGGCCGTATCCGTGAAGGTGGCGGGCATCACGGAGCCCCCGCCGCTTCGTACCACTCGGGATCATGCTCGCTCGGCGTGGGCTTGGCCGACACGTCGTAGACAACAGCCGATTCCAGGGCCTGGCCGTCCTGGAAGCTGAACACCTCGCAGGTGCATCGCAGCCCCTCGGAGCCGGCTTCGGCCACATCGCCGTTGAGAGCGAGCAGCTCGATCGGCGTGCCGTTGAGGTACGAGTCGAGCAGGGCGGCGAAGGCGGCGTCGCCGTCTTCCTGCACGATCTGGAAGTCGATTGAGGCGTCCTTGAGGGTGCCGCGACGCGTCTTCCACGTCGTGCCACGCCGGCTCGTGTCGGCCTCGCCCTTCGTCAGCGGGATGGTCACGTCCTTCGCGTTCGTGATCTCCTGCCAGTTGGGCGTGGTGTAGGAGCCGGTGTTGTAGTAGAGCTTGCAATCCAATCCGATCCTGGTCATCTGCTGTCCCTCCTTGGGGGTTGGGTGGTACGGTCGAGAATCACTGAACGCTGTTGGCCCACAGTCGCGGAAGTCGGTCGATGTTTTGCATCAGGGCCGGCCCCATGAACGGGCGTTTCGGGTAGTTGGCGACGCCGCCGTGGGCAGCTACAAGAGCGCGTACCCGGCGTTTCTCTGCCTGCATGCGTGCTTTGCGGGTATTTCCGAATGCTTCGGCTGGAGCGGTTTCGATGTACCGCTTGCTCTTGTCGACCTGGGCCTCACTCACGAACTTGATGTAGACAGTGCCGGATGCGTCGCTGATTGGGCCATGCCCGCCGACGAACAGTTTCCAGTTTGTGCCTGCGGCGACGAGGCTTTCAGGCGACTTGCCACGGAGCGACCTTGGGCGTTGCATGCCTCCGTGCTCGTGGGCCGCGGCAACGTCGGAAATCAGGTGCGAAGCCGGCCCGATGACCACCGTATGATCGCCCTCGACGGCGTAGAGGATTGAGTTCCGCAGCGCTCCCTTGCGGGTGTGCGGAGGTGTGCCAGGATCACTGGCATTCTGCCGAGTGCGGATAAGTCGCTGTGCCGCAAGGCGCAGGCTGGCGCCAGCGTGTCCGAGGTTTTTGAACGTCGCTCGGCGCATGGCCCTGCGCACGTAGGACGTCCTGTCCTCGATCTTCACGGTGGCACTCATCGCCGGCTCCCTTCGCCAACGGCCTTGCCGATGGTGTGCTGAAGTTCCCGCTGACCAGCGGCCAATTCCTCAAGCGTGTCGGCCTGCCGCTCCTGTGCCCTTGAGAGCGTTGAGAGCGTGTCCGAAGTGGTCCTAAGAAACGTGGAGTGCGATTCCACGACTGGCTTCAAAACTGTTTCGTGCAATGCCACGGCGGCCAACTGGCACCAATAGCCGACAACGGCAAGGACAAAGCACGGAAATCCGAACTCCCTCGCGATGCGGATGCCGACGTCAATGGCGTCGCTCGTCTGCTGTGTCACGGGTTTTCCTCCCACCACTTCCTTACGAGTGCCTGCACGATGGCACCAATGGCCCACATGACCAGCATGGTCATGAACGCGAACCCCGCGCGGCTCGCGTATTCGTCGCGGACACGGCCCTCCCACATCCGCCGCATGTCGTCGCGGTTGCGGCCGGCGGCCACGGCCGCCCCGCCCGTGGGCGACATGCTGGCAGCCGTCGCGACGATCTCGTCGCACCGCTCGCGGCCGAGCATGGCCCGGCGGATCGGATGACGGGCCAGTTCGGCCCAGACGTAGTCGGCGTCGGTCATCGCTCGCACCTCCCGTCCCGGCAGACGGCGGCGGCCACCGGCTGGCCCAGCATCCGCCGGATCTCGGCGACATGGCTCCCGGCAGTCAGTCCGCCGGTCGTTCCCCACAGCACCGCGACCAACTCGCCGCGGGCGTTGAAGATCGGACCGCCGGAGTCGCCCTGCCGGGCCGCGGCACGAACCTCGACCATGTGCATGGGGTGCCGGCCAGTCGGGCCGACGAACTGGGTCACCTCGCCGCTCGCCTCCCGGTAGACGAAAGGCACTGGCCCGTAGCCGGCGAGCGTCAGCCGGTCGCCGATGGCCGGGGGCCTGGCCGCGATCGGCACCGGGGCGGCGGCGGGGGCCGCGGTCGAGAGGACCGCCAGATCCCAGGCGGAATCCCACGCGGTCACGCGGGCCGGGCTGCTGGTGCCGTCCGGCCAGCGGATCGTGATCGCGTCTCGGTTGCCGCGGCAGACGTGCCAGGCGGTGAGCACGCGAGCCCGGCCGTCGCGGGCCTCGACGAGCACGCCGCTGCCGCAGTCGCGGGACGGGCCGGACCCGCACTCGATCCGGCAGACGGCCGGCCGTGGGCCGGGTGCAGCGGCAGCAGCTGGGGCCGGTGGCGCCTGCGGTTCTGTGAGCTCGCCGGCACCGTCGCACACCGGGCAGGCGAACCGCACAGGGCCGGGGCCGACGACCCGGTCGCCGTGGCAGTTCGAGCACGGGGCGGCCGCGGCCAGAGCGGCCCACGCTGCCACGAGAGCGGCGGCGCGGCGGAGGTCGCGTAGGAACGGCGTCGTGTCTGCCTTGATGGCGATCATGGTCACCCGGCGGGCCGGCTCCAATCATCGGGGAGAGTCACGGACGCCACGGCGAACGATCCCTCCCACGCCGAGCGGGCGGTCCGTTCCGAGTCGTATCGCACGATGTCGTAGGAGTCCGGGTAGGCCATGAGCCGCTGATCGGGAATCCACCGTGCCCATGGCACCGCGTGTCCGTTGCGGCCAACGCTGACGACGTAGCCGTGGAGCACGAGGCACACGGCCTGCTCGTAGCTCTCCGGGAAAATCACCTCTAACGGCCGGAAATTCTTCGCCGTCTCCTCCCAGCCATCCGGGAACCGCGAGACCGGCGTCCACGGCCCGTGCGACTGGTTCAGGCCGCCCTTGCCAACCGTTCCAGGCATGGCGTGGCGAAAACGGTAGTCGTAGGGCTGCACAGTGTCGGGCAGCATGCCGCGGCGGCAGGCGATCTCAAGCACCACGCGGACGTTCGCGCCGCCCCACTGCCGTGGGTTCGCCTCTGCATAGACAGACAGCGGCGAGAGCCACACGGCCCCGAACTCGCGCGACTCGGGGTAGCGGTAGTCCTTCTTTGGTCCACCGTAGTTCACGCCTCGCGCCCGGTTGCGTGCGGCCTCGACATTGGCCCGCAGACTATGGCAAGTGCATTCGTGGGTCGGATTCTGATTGGTGAACCGGTCGATGTAGTTCAGGCCCCACGATCCTGCCGCATCGTTCTCCCGTGCATGAGCCACCCACTCGCGCGGCTCGATCCACAGCGCATCCGGAAACTCGCGCGAGGCGTCGCCGCAGGCATCGCGTAGGGCGTCTGGCGTGTCCTCGATTGCGAGGCTCGCCGGGTATCCGTCATGCTCTTCAGGGAAGACGTCGATGAGATTGGGGTCAATCACGGCACGGCCTCCATCATCGCGGTTTCGCTTGAGGGCCGAGGAGTCACCCGGATCACCGTCCGTCCGGCCAGTGCGACGATGGCTGGAAGCCCGGCCTTGCGGGCTGCATCCAGGGCGGCGCGATACTGCTCCGGGACGTCTCCATTGCCGTCGGTCGTGTCGTCCTCAAGAAGCGTCGCGACTACCTTCCGATCGCGGTTCAGCCGGTTGACCGCGACGGTCACGAACGGCGGGACACCTCCTGCGTCCTTCTCGTAGACGTAAACCGCCGCCGTGGCAGACCCGCTCATGTCCACGCGGCCAAACTCGACGCGCGGCAGCGTCAGCAGGAGAATCCCGGTGGCGATGAAGACGAGCGGCTTCACGATTTCGTGGTCTCCGGCTTGAGCAGTTCATCAAGCAGCTGCTGGCACACCGACACAGCCGAGGTCTTCCCTTGGTCTCGCAGCCGGGCCGCAAGGTCGATGACCAGGCGAAGGTCGTCCACCGGCGTCCGATCGCGCCGACGTCCGAACCGGCCGCCCAGCTTCTGCACTCCTACGAAGACGCCATAGCCGACGAGGCCGGCGGCGATCACGTACTGGGCGATGTTGACGTATGTCATGGCTTCTCCAGGTCAGCGGCCTTGTCGGCGATCCACCCGGAAAGGGCCGCACCCTCCGGGGTCTTAAGTACGGCTGCCAGGAGACCGGACAGTTCGTCGTCAATGCGGTTACCGGTCTTCGATGACAGCCACTCGAGGGCGTCGGCGATGACCTCGGACCGCTGGCGGTCGTCGGTGGCTGCCGACAGCCGCCGGCCGTATCCGAGCAGTGGTGCCCATTCCACGAGCAGCCTGACGTTGTCGAGCATGTCAGGCCCTCACCAGCGGGAGAAGCTTTTCGATGGACCCGGATGCGATTGCAACGACGAACGACCGCACGGCCGGTCGGACGAGCAGCCAGAGCGGGTAGACGGCCGCTGGCACAGCCTTGTCGGCCACGGCATCAAACAGCCGCTCCACCGCACCCAGGGCAATCGACTTTTTTTCCTCACCGGAAAGCGTTGTGACAGAGTCAAGCGTGGTGATAACCAATCGCAGAAGCGACAGCAGCAGTTCACCGAACTCCGTCCATGTCAGGCCGTCGGCCGCGGTGACCCTGGCTTGGTTCATGAAGGCGGCTAGTTGGTCAGCGATCGCATCGAACTGGACCGCGGCGGCGGCTGGTGCATTCGTATCTGCCATGGGAGTGTCCTGTTAGCGATGCACGATGTAGGTGACGGTGAGAACGCTGGTGAACATCCGCTTTTCGACCATGTGCTCTGGCGAATAAATCGGCGTGTTGGCGATTCGCAGCCATGACGCGTGTAGAGCGTTTGATAGGCGCAGGCGCGTGAGAAAATCGGCTACTTCCTGCACTAAATCCATCAGTGGGTCGATCTCGCTTGGCAGCACGTTGGTGACCTTACGCTGCACTGCTACGTCCACAGACACCTCGTGCGACGTGCGCGACCTGTCCGCGTTCGCGATAGTGACTGAGCGCGGTACAACGCTGATCTGGATTCCGTCGATATCGCGAAGGTCAAACTGTGGAACGTACTTTCGCGCGGCAGTAAACGTCGATGAAAACGTGTGTCCTACGAGCTCCGACAGGATGGCGTCGGCGATGCGTTGTGTTATCGCTGGCATGACGATGCAAACTCCTCAGCGACAAGTTTTGTGTGGATGCGCAGCGTCGTGCGGTATTGATCGGAGTAGCGATAGTGCGGTTGCATGCTGCCGACAGGCAGCACTTCGTAGATAAACAGCGTGCCGCGATCTACTTCCTCAACGCGGTCGCCAACTTCTGGAAGAACTTGCACTCCGTCAATCAACAGTTCACGCGCACGGATGATGAAATCACGGGTTTCGGCCCTGGTAATGACGCCCACGCCGTCATCTTGCTGGTACTCCGTGCGTCCGATGGTGGCCCGCACCGATACTGTCCGATCGTCACGTCTGTAGACGACTTCGCTTGTTGCCACGGCATGCCGCCGCTCATCAAGCCAGTGCGATGCTTTTCGGAACATATCAGTCATAGCGTTGCCGCCTCGCGGAAGGCGGCGTCGACTTGTGCTGCGCTCATGCCGAGCGATTCAGCCAATGGAGTCAACCATGTGTGCGAGCGATCTATCCACGGGGCATACTCCCACTCCACCCTCACGCTTTCGCGGGTGACGGGATCGGCAATCGTGTTGATGGCCTCCTCGACCGAGGCCATAGAAATGCCATGCCTCACGAGATACAGTCGCACCTGTCTGGCCGTAATGGATTCCGGAACGGGCGATGTATCTGGTGCGCGCTCCCATCCGGCCGGAAGTTCTGTCTCTGGAATGGCGGTGCATCCTTCGGGTGCTGCCCATCCATCTGGAACGTCGTCGCGGACGAACGTGACGACTTGGCCGGCTGCGTTCAGTATTGCGATTGCCATGCTTTCACCACACAGTGATGCGAACGAACCCCTCGCCGCCGCTTCCGCCGGCACCAGATGCATTTCCGGTGCCATTGGTGCAGGCACCGCCGCCTGCGCCTGGGCCTCCATAGTTGGCACCGTTGCCGCCGTTGCCGCCGTTGCCGGATGCATTGGCGTTCCCCGCGCCGCCACCGCCGGAACCGCCTACGCTGTTCGATAGCCCGCCCGTGTATGCAGCGGATGCGTTCGTGCCGTTGCCACCTGGGGCCGTGCCGCCGCTGGCGGCTACGCTTGCGCCACTGACAAACCATCCTTGAGCGCGACCCTGCCCGCCGTCATACGCGACATTGGAAGTGCTAACACCTCCACCGGCAGGCCCGCCCGAAGCTGTAAATGAGGTAGCGTTATTCCCCGCTGGAGCGGCTGATACTGATCCCGATCCGCCCGCGACGCCCGTGTATTGAGCGTTTCCAGCAGACCCGCCGCTGCTTGCCGTGCTAGTCCCGCCGCCGCCTGGGCCGCCACGACTTGCGTAGTAGGTCTGCGATCCAATGACAATCGAAGTATCGTTTGCAACCGATCCAGAATTTCCGTTCGTGTCGTCTGTAGTAACAGACGCACCTCCAGCGCCGCCCTGACCAACAGTGATTGTGAGCGTCCGCGTGCTCAGGTCGCTCACCTGTCGCGTGATCAGCATCACGCCGCCGCTGCCGCCGCCGCCGCCGCCGTAGCGCGCAGAATTTGCAGCCCCCTTCCTTCCACTACCGCCTCCGCCGCCTGCACCGATAGCGAAAATCTCAATCACTCTGGCGTGCGGCGGAATCGTCCACGAATAAGACGAATAGGAGGACAAATCTGTTCGCGTTGCGTCCGCTGGGCCTGCTGCCTTCGTGAAATCGTAGGCCACCGCCTGCGGCGAAAGAAGGTACGCGCGCCACCGGCTCGCCGTCGCATCGTAGTGGCACCGCGCCGCCTGTTGGGGGGCAAGGGCAATATCGGTGGCCGTGTTCGTCAGAAATCGCCGAGCGGCGGTTGCATCGCTCGCACTCTGGTTGGCGAGCGTGATCTTTTTGCCGCCTGTTGCGTTCGTGTTGACCAACAGCACGGAATTGCCAGCCGATAGGGCCGTCATTCCATGCAGCGTGTAGTCAGCACTGGACGTAAGATTTACAACGGAACCATCGGCAATCCCGCTTGTAGAAAGCGTAGAGTTAGACGAAACGGTTTGGGATAAAGCGGAAGTAAGCCCCCCGAACGTCGAATTTCCGCGGAGATACGTTGCGGATGATGCCGTTCCGCTGCCCAGCCTCGCGGCGGCGATCGTCCCTGTGGTGATCGCGGAAGCGTCGTGGTCGTGAGACTCCGCTGCGGCACCGATGTCCGAGTACGAGAGCGGATCGCTGCCAGTTGATGCGTTATGCGTCGATGCGTGCGCGGTTGGCGTGCGCGCATCCGACAACCTACTATCTGTTGTCAGCACCACGTTCATAGAAAGCCGCGAATCGTCCAGCGTTCCTGACGTTATGTCGGCTGCATCGTGCGCGTGCGTGGCACTGGCGTATGATCCGGCAGCCTGCTTGCCAGCCAGCGCCGTTCCCAGACCCGTTACATCGCTAATTGCGTGGTAATGCGTTGCAGAGGCCGCGCCAATGTCGGACGGCGTCAGCGGATCTGTACCGGTAGCCGCGTGTGTGAATGCGTGCGGCGCAACTCCTTCCTCAAATGCGACGACAATTTCCTCGTTCCCACCGGAACACTCGAAGGTGACGCGGATTTGTTCGTCGCAGATGCATGTATCTTCGTTCATATCAGCGTTTCCTCGCTAAGACGCGTCCAGCAAGGATCGTGCGGGTGTCTCCTGACGGGCTCGTCCATCTGAAGTGCCAGCGGTAAGTGGGCGGGCTGACGAGTAGTGCCGTTTGCGTTTCCGTTAGCGAGAGACTGACGCGTGAATGCGTCTCTCCGTTCACAACAACAGTCGAGTGTGCGAGCGCAAACGTGCAGACCGTATTCCCTGTCTCCGCGTTCACAATCGCGGCCGCCAGCGTGTAGCCACTAATGTCGCGAGTGATTCGCACGCGGCGCGAATAATCGTCCCCCTGAACAAACTCCAGCGGGACGATCGCCGGGCGGTCGGCGGCGCTCTTCGTGGTGCAGTTGTCGTTCGGCACGTCAACACTCCAGTGTCATTCAGCCCGCTTGACGGGGCGCCGCGCTCTTGGGCTTGCGCGGCGCCCCGTCACGAAACGTCACGCGGCCGATCAGATCGCGTTGAGTCGGACGCGAGCCTTCAGCGCCCCCGACGCCTTCGCAGACCCGGCGCGGCCGATGTAGACGTCGGTATTGGTCGTGGTCACCTTCGCCGTGCCGGCGTTGTAGTAGAGCTTCGCACCCTGCGAGAACGTCGTGCCGCTCGCGCAGTCGATGTCGAAGACCCCACGCACATGAAGCGTTCCCTGCACGTTGGCGGGGATCGCGACCTTGGTGATGCCCACATGATCCGTGGACTGGATTACAACCGCGCCGGCGACCGTGTCGCTGCCCGGCGTGTAGTCGATGGTGTCCGGTCCGGAAACGTAGTCGGCGACTGCCATATCTGCTCTCTCTTTCTTGGGTCAGGTTGTTGGGTTTGAGGTTGTCGTCTCGATCAGACGAGCGAAGGGGCGGCTCAGGCCGCACCCTTGCTCTTCACGCCGGCCCGGTATTCGGCGAGCGCGACGCCGAAGTCCCAGAACACCCGCCACGACACGCCGAGGACTTCGGGGTTCGTGTCCATGCCGAAGAACTCGACCGTCGGCGTCTGGAGGCCGTTGAGGTAGGCGATCTCCAGGGCCGCGAGGTCGGCCGGGTTGCCGAGCAGATACCAGGCCGTCGAGCTCGCACCGGTGAGGGTGGAGTTCGAGAGCCACGGCGAGACGAGCACCTGGTAGGCGTTCTGGTGGATGTTCGCCGACGGCGTCTTGGTAGACGTCGGTCCGAGCACGTACTGGCTGTTCATCAGTTCCTTCGCGACCGGCTCGAGCGCCGTCGGAACGAGCAGGATGGTCGGATCGACCATCACCGGCAGGCCGTCCGGACCGACCTGGTCGCGGAACATCTGGACGGCGGTCGACAGGCTTGAACTCTGAAGGTTGGTGGCCGCACCCTCGACGTAGTTGCCGCGGGCCGAGGTGAAGAACGACGCACCGTTGCCCGTCGCGTTGAGGGCGGCGAACAGCGTCTTCTCACGGCTGTGGACAGACTTGCGGCCGAGCGCCTTCGCGTTGTCGGCGAAAGCGTTCAGGTCGTCGTTGATGAGATCCTGCCGCGTGATGCTCAGCACCGCGCCGCGGGTCTGAACCTGACGGGTCCGGCTCTCCTCGCTCATGCGGAGGTGCTTGAGCTCGCCGTCCTTGCTCACCAGTTGCAGCTCGCCGTTCAGCGCGAGGCTGTACACGGTGTTCGGTTGGAAGTTGGTGTGGCTGCGGGTCGCCGTGATCTGCTCGGCCACGGACGGAGCCATGGCGAACGCGTCCTGGAGGGCCTTGTTGGCCACGTTGCCCACGATGCCTGAGAGTTCGCTCGTGGAGAACGCCGCCTGGATCCACTCCTGGGTGCCCGGGTCGGCGTCGATCGCCTTGCCGCTGGACGCGGCGATCTGCTCCGCGTGCCACCTGAGGCCACGCCGGCGGAACTTGCTGGCCCGGTCGAGCGTCTCCTCGTTGTAGGACTTCTCGACGTTGATGCCGGCGGCCATGCACAGGCTGGCCTCGATGACCTTCGTGTTCACGGTTCCGGACTCCTTCGTGTGGATGGCCGGCAGCCGGGGCCGCGACGAGCGGAGCACCTCCAGCTCGGCACGGGTCGTATCCCATCCATCGGAGATCGCCTTCGCGGCGATGTCGCCGTGGCGGTCACCGCAGATGGCGCGGATCGAGTTGACGCGGGTCGTCTCGGCGGCGAGCTCGGCCCGGATCTGGGCGACGGCCGACGCGGCGATGGTGCCCATCGCGGAAGCCGCGACGGTCTTGGGCTCGTCGCCGGCGGCCGGTGCGGCCGGGGCGGCGGCGTCGGCGCTCTCCGTCGCCTCGTCGTAGGCGACCTGGAGCACGGCGACTTGTTCGGGGGTGAGGTCCGCGTAAACGAACCCGAGCGACTCGACCCACTTCTGGAAATCCATGGAACCCTCCTGGTTGGCGGCAGCGGCCGCAGCGATAGAGACACTGGTCGTTGCGTCTGCCCCGTTGGGCAGAATCGCGATATGACGGAGACGGGTCCGGCGGAAGAGCCGGAACCCAGCGGGGCCGGCGGTGATCGTCCGGCCGTTGACGTCGACGGACTGCCCGGCCCGGATCTTCACGGGCGGGTCGATGGGCTCGGCACCGATTGACGCCTGGAGCGGCACGTTGTCGCGGGCGAGCTCGATCGCCGTCTCGGCGATCGGATTCGTGCGGGAGATCGTCCCGGTCGCCATGAGCCGCCGGCCGTCGACGGCCTGGACCGTGGCAGAGCCGAGCGTCGAAGACAGCGTGTTGTCGTGGCCAGAGAGCAGCACGACGCGGCCGTCGGCCTCGATGCCGTTCACGTCGCAGACGAGCGGACCGATGCCAGAAACGGACATCACACCGCCACCGTATGCCTCGATCGTCACTACTGCCGGCGCGGCGGGATCGGAGAACGCGGTCTCGATCTGCACGGCGGCGGCGGCGTTGAGCTCGAACGGCTTGACGGCGGACGCCAGGAGCATCCGGTCGCGGCGGCGGCGGGCGCGTCGGTCCATCATCGTCCTCCTGCGGCCGGGAGAGCCGCTTGATCTGCGATGTCGGACAGGGCTGAGGCTTGCGATGCGGCGGTCGTCACCGCGGTGCCGTCGGGGAGCGACAGCCCGAGCTCACCCAGCAGGGCACGCTCGCGGGCGATCTGGCGGACGCCCTGCTCCCAGTCCTTGCCGCGGTTTGCCCACTCCTCGGAGAGCGAGGTTGTGAGGTTGGCGAGGCGGGTGGCCTGGGCGTTCGCTTCCTTGTTCGGGTCGACATGCTCGCGACCTTCCCAAATCCACTGGTGCCGCGACTCGGCCAGCGGGGGGAACCCGTCGGGGATGACGCCCGGCTCCCGGGCGGCTTCGTCGAGCCACGCGGCGAAGATGCGGTCGATGACCTCTTCCTCGACCTCGGAGTGGTCGACGTGCTGCGACCGGCCGAACATCTGGTTGTCGAGCCGGCCGCTCGCGTAGTTGTAAGACGAGGAGTTTCCGCGGGCGATGTTGCTTGGCACGTTCTCGCACCGCGCCGCCTCGTCGATGAGCTCGGCCTTGAACTCGCTGTACGTGGTGGTCGGCTGCTCGGCCTTCAGCTGCTCCAGGCGGTAGCCGCCGGGGAGCGTCGTGAACATGTTCCGCTCGAACTCGACGGCCTCGAATGCATCGCCTTCGAGGTTGTCCTCGTCGTTCGGGGCACCGTCGGTGTAGAGCACGCCGGCCTGCATGGCCGCGGCTTCAGCCGCCCCAAGGACCGCGAGCGTGTACCGCCGCAGCTTGGAGAACAGCGGCAGGGCCGGCGCGAGGATCGGGACGCCACGCTTCTGCCCGGGACGCTCCAGCCGGAACCAGTGGATCACGAACTCCGCGGGCACCTCGTCGTACTCCATCGAGTGGAGCACGTCGCCGGGGTGAGTGCGGAGGATGTGGTAGGTCTCGGGGTTGCCGAACTCGTCGAACACGATCCCGTCGACGGCGTTCTCGCCGATCAGCGTCGGGGTCGTGACCTGCTCGGCCTCGACGAGGCGGATGTCGAGCTTGATCGGGTGGTTGAGCTTGGGGTTCGTGAACAGGACCGCGAACGCCTCGCCGTCCCGGCTCAGGCACTGCCGCATGCACCGCAGCTTGCGGGCGAGCTTCACGGCCTTCGCCCACAAATCCCACTGGGCCTCGATTGGGCTCGCATCGAACCCGTCGGGGGCGACGATCTGGGGCGTCGGGCCGGTGCCGATCAGGTCATTCGCGACGGTGCGGACCAAGCCCGCGGCGTAGCAGTTGTTCGCGACCTCGTACCGTGCCCGACTCCGGAGCGTCTGACGCACAGCGGGCGACAGTGCCGCGTTCGCCGACAGGTGATCGACGTTTGCCCAGTGGCGGCGGTTGTCGTCCGTGGTGCGTGCAGAGTCGTAGCTGGCGCGGATCATCCGCATGGCACGCCGCACGACACGCTGCGGCGCGGCGAATGGGTTCTTGAACAGCCCGCCGAAGATCCCCATCATTCGGCCCCCGGGGGCACGATGCGGGAGAATCGGAGGCCGCGGTGCGGCTTCTTCGCCGCTGCCTTGCTGGCGAGGTAGCGGTCGGCCGCGATCTGGTCTGCGATCGAGTGCTGCTCGAACGAACCGATATCGCCGCTGGCCTTCACCGGGCCTGCGGCGTTCTCGCGAATCGCGTCGGCAATCTTCTCGTCTGCCACCGGGCCGTCTCTCCGAGAGGATGAACCCTCGGGAGACATGTACGTTTTTTCGTCGCGAAGTGGCGGCGCGTAACCGCCAAGTTTCTATATGTAGAAACTATGCCCGTCCGGACCGCGGCTGTGGCACGGCAACCGACTCGTGCGTGGTCAGCGGTCGTCGGCAGTGCCGGCAGACGCGATACCGACGAATCATGCCGTCTCGCACCCGCATCGTTCGCCTGGTCCGCAGGTCGCGACATCCGCACCGCGGGCACGCGATTCCGGCATCCGAAGGTGTGCTCATCCGGCGCTTCTCCGCTGTCGTTGCATGTCGGCGAACGAAACCCGTTTTTTCTTGGCCGGCCGAAAGCCTCCCGACCCGTCGAGCGTTGCCCCGAGCATCGACGCCCCGACCGCACATCCGACGAGTCCGTCGAACCAGTGGTTATCGGGCTTCCCGGGTCGCTCGTTCCACTCCTCGATCGTTCGACCCTTCGCGGTGTTTGCCACGCGGTATTCGGCGACGAGGTGATCGGCGATCATGCGATGGGCTTCCGGATGCTCGCCGAAGAACGACAGGCACCCAGGGTCGCCCCGCGGCACGGCGAGCCGCGCGTGGATGAACGACTTCCAGTAGTTCGTGTCGATCTGGACGTGGCGTATCACCCGCTTCTTCGCGACGTTCGGCACGCGCCAGTAGTGCCCCATGCGGTCGCCCGGCTTCTTGGCATACATGGCAAACGGCATGCTCGAAGCCTTCACGCCCTGGCCGTGGCTCGGCATCACGACGCCGGCCCGCGAAGACTCGCGGCAGAATTGGTACACGGTGTCGGAGCGGTAGTTCGCGTCCACAAGGCACCGCTCGATCCGCATCGACGCGCCGTCCTCGCGCTTCCACTCGCGGCCGATGTGATGCGACGTCAGCGCGTCGAGTCCCTCGATCAAAGCGCCCTCGATGCTCTTCGCCTTGCTGACGTCGGTCAGCTTCTTCGTGATGTCGCGGACCGTGAAATACGGCCTCCGCTGGTCGGGGTAGGCCCCGTAGTCGATGACGTAGCCCGTGAAGTTTTCTTCCCACGCGCAGATGACCCAGTACAGGACGTGCTGCTGGCAGTCGACGAACATCGTCAGGTACTGGCAGGAGAGCGGAACGAACTGCCGCGGGTAGCGGTTGATCTTCTCGGCGATCTCGGGAGCGGTGAGCTCCTCCGTCGTGCGGTCGACCACCGGCAGCGGTTCGTTTTGGTACTCGGCCGCGAACACGGCCTCGCCCTTGTCGATTCGCAGGTTGTAGGCCGATTGGATGGCGTGGATCTCGCCTGCCTTCATCCGCGCCGGCCACCCCGGGCGACACCCGGCGGTCATCCGCTCCAGGTTGTCGGCGAACAGCTTGTTGGCAGCGCCCGTCCCGGCGCCGCTTCGCTGCCCCGCCTTGCGGAGTTCCGCGTACTTCTCCCAGAGCTCGACTTCCGTCGGCCACTCGTAGACGAGCTTCATCCTCCTGCCGTGGCACGCCGGGTTCCGCTCGCGGTCGAGGAGCCGTTCCGCCAGGTCGTCGGGGGCGACGACGGTCACGGTGACGAGCCCGGCGATCTGCACGTCCGGGCCGGCGAGGCCGAGGATGGCACCCTTAAACACCTTCTCAAGCTGGGCGACCTGCGACGGGCTGCGGGCGCTCTTGTCGGTCTGCGGGTCATCGACGAGCACCAGAGACGGACGCACTCGCCGCCCGTCGCTTGCCCGGGAGACCGCCATTCCGCGGATGCTGCCGGTGATGCCGCGGACCCGGATGATGCCGCCAGACGCTGGCGAGCCGGGGATCGTCGGCAGCTGCACGTTCTCGCCCTTCCACTGGATGAAGGTTGGCTTGCCGCGGTAGGTCTGACCCCGAGCTCGGTGCGTGATCCGGTCGAGCTTCCGGATCGGATAGGCCACCTCCGGGAAGTCCTCCGCGAGAATGTCGCGCGTTTCGCACGCGACCTTGATGTTTTCCAGCATCTCGGACGCGTGTGTTTCAGTCGCCCCGATGATTACGACGAACTGCTGGTGGCCGTAGAACAATGCCCACAGGGCAGCCGCCTCGATCAATGCCGTCTTCCCGGATCCTCGCGACATCGCGAAGGCCAGGAGCTCGCCCTTGAGCACCGCGGCCTCGACCGCCGCGATGATCTCCAGATGGTCGGCCGACCACTCCAGGTAGAACTGGTCCGCGAAGTAGGTCTCGCAGAAGAGGCGGAAGTTCAGCCGGCAGGCTTCCTTGCGCGCCGGATCGACGACGGGAGGAAGCTCGCCGATGTCGCGACCGCTCTCCGCTCGAGCGCGGGATCGCTTCGCCATCGACGCGCGAAACGCTTCGTAACCTGACGCGTCGCTGCGCTTCGCCAACTTCGGAGACTCGCGCACCGCCTTGCGGCTCACGCTCTCGGGCCGGCGCGGTTGTTTCGGTTTCTTGGTCGCCATGCCGTCCGAAAACAAACAGAGTCGCAATAGTCGGGCGTTCCGTCAGGCGGCGGAGCCGCGCCGTCCGCCCGGTAGTACCTTTTCGATCAATCAGTCCCGGCCAAGCCCCCGCGCCTCCAGCCGCTCCCGCAGCGACGCCAGCCAGCCGCGTAGCGTCGATCGCGGCACGTTCATCACTTCGGCCGCCTCGGATAGCGACATCGTTTCCAAGAGTGAGCAGAGACGCCGCACGGATTCACCCTCGTGGTCGAGGCACGCCGCAATGTCCAGCCGCAACTCTGCACGCTCCAGGTCAGTTATTCCGCCCTTCGTGTAGCTGCCGTCGGAAATCACCATCCGCCAACCAACGTGGGCACGCTTGGCCGCTCGATCAAATCTGGCGATATCCGCGATCGCCTGACGGATCGATGCGACGACGTTGCCCCACGGTGCGGATCCCGAGCGAACCTCCGCAGACACGCGAACGAGGATCCGCTGGGCGATGTCCTCCGGTTCGTCCTTCGTGCGTGAGGCATACCGACGCGCGGCTGATTCCGCGTAGGCCACGACGTCCCGATGGGTGCGGTTCGTGGTAGTCATGCGACCGTCGCCTCGACCAAATGGAACGTGGCCTCGTGCTCGGTGGTCGCGACATCGAACGCCGTGACCGCGACGGCCAACGCCGCCCAACGGTGATTTGAAATCCCAAACAGCGGGCCGGGATTCTTCTTCGTGCCGACGGGGCCGAATCGGTCGATCAACGCCTGCCGGATGTTCCCATCCTTCGCCCGCAGGGACTGACACAGGTGCATCTTCACGTCGCGACGGGGCACGAGCCGCAATCGGACGTGCTGGCTGAACGTCCCAATCGCGAAGACCGTCTCGAAGACTTCGCGGCCGACGGCCATGCCGAACGATTCGATCCACTCGCACGCGACTGGGGATGATGCCGAATCGAGGTATTCCGCCAACTCTACGTTGGCCATGTCGCATGTCCGGACAACACGCGCGCCGTCCCACACGACGAACGCCGACTCGCGCGGCCCAGGGTCAATTCCGATCAACATCGTCGCCTCCATGCGACATCTGGTGAAACGTACGCGTCAGTCTAAGCGAAAGCGTTACTTCGCGGTGCGCAACATACGCAGCTGCTCCTCGCGGCGCCGTTCAATGTCATCGTCCGTTCCGATCACCGTGAACGTCTGCAGAGCAGCACGCTCGCGGTCACCGGAAGCGGGCTGCATTTGCGAATGCCCACGACGCTTGGCACACGCCCGCCACACCAGGCGGTACGCGGTAGCCGCATCCATGCGGTCGGTGTGCTCATGGATTTTCTTGACGATCCCATCGACGTCAGCGGTTGTCGCCCGCTCGATCTCAGCGGATATCTCGTCCGCAAGCCTGCGGTTTTCTTGCGGGTCGATCTCCAATCGGTCGCCGCAGAAGGCCGGCGTGTTCGGACGCGCGGCACGCTCTGCAGACCGCTTGGCCGCGTTGAGAGTCCTGTAGGCGGCGTGGATCCACACGAGTTGCGGGTACAGGGCCTCACGCGAACGCTTCACCTCCCGGATTGCCTCGAAAAGCACGTCCTGATCGAGCGCCGACAGGTCCGACCGCCACAGCTCTATTTCCTCGTCGGTCCACTGGCAATGCGGCCAGAGTCCGTTGATGGCGTCGCTGTTTTGCTCCCACGTTCGTGTCATTGTTCACCTTCCGTTCGGATCAAAAGACCACGAAGAGCGGCAGCACGTCTTTCTAACGACAAGTCCTTTTTCCATAGCGATGCGGCGTCCGCACGCTCAAGAGACTCGGCGGCGGCCCAATGCAAACCCTCACGCTCCTCGTCGGTAAGCGTCGGATGCGGCCTTCGGAACAGCGGCACAACTTTCGCATAGACCGGACAAAGTGTCGGCTTTCCTTTGAATAGCGATACGTGTCCATCCCGATACACAACAGCCCACGCAAACGCTTCATTCGATTCGTCGGTTTCGCGTTCACGGACCATGGCTTCTGCGAGCCGACGATCCATCATCTCGGCCATCATTTGACCCATACGGAATCCAAAGTCCTGCCATACCTTCGCTGTGTCCTGGTAAATGAACTCCTCGAATCGTTCACTTTTGCTCATCGCATGTTCCCCCTTTTCTGCTGGCGGCCCCCGGCCGCGGCCAGCTGGCGCGGCGCCTCCCTCGGATCCCGGAACTCCCCGGCGAGGATGCGATCGAGCTCGCGGACGAACTGCGTCCACGGCACCGGCCTGTCGAACCTCCGACACGTCGGCAGCATCGCTATCCCCGCGATCGCCTGCTGCACCCACCCCGGCGACGCCGCAAGATCGGCAAACCCGTTCGGGGGCGTAATCAGCGTCCACGGCACGGCCCGCTCCGTGGCGTTCCAGGCCGCGACGATCCGTGCCCAGTCGTCGTGAACCCACCCGGGCTTCTGGGCTGTCCGGGCCTGATTCATGCCGGCCGCAGGGTCGCCGTCCGCCGCATGCTCTGGCTCGGGCTTTCTGCTCCCGGCCCCCGTCCCCGACGGCTGGCCGGCGGCGCGCGCGTATTGTCTTCCTATCTCTTCTCTTCTCTTCTCTTCTCTGGTCACGCTTTTGTCACGCTCGGAGCGTGACAATTCCGTGACACTTTCCGCACGCTGTTTCGCCTTCCTCATGCCGGAAAGTGCCCTGTTTTTTGCACTTTCGGACAGGTGCCGGTCAAAATTGGGGACTTCGAGCGAGCCGTTGCGGACCCGAAGCCAGCCGACTTTGACGAGCGCGGTCGCGAACCCAGCGTGACCAAAGAACGAATCCAGCGTGACATTTGTCACGCTCTGAGCGTGACCATCCGTCATCTGGTCATCGCACCAACTCCAAAACCGAAAGCACAGGCCGAAGGCATGGTCGACGTGGATTCCGAGCTCATCGGCAAGCGCCAGCACTTCCGGCTTTCCGGGCGTCGATTTCTGCACTTTGATCCAATCACCGGCCATTCCAGGACTCCTTTCCAGTCATCCTCCACAAACGCCCGCCCGGGCTTCCGTGCCCCTTCGCCCTGGTCGTGAACCCCACGGCCTCGATCAGCCCACGACGGGCCAGCGTTGCCAGCACCGGCCCGAACGCTCGTGCGTCGTGCGGAACCATCCCGAGCCGCGTGCAGTGGTCGACCAGCTGCTCGCCGCTGCGGGCGACGCCGTCCGCCAGGAGCTCGAGGATCGCAGACCGAGCCGCGTCAGAATCGAATGCCGTCGTCCGTTCGGCTTTAGCGAGGCACGCTTCGCCGGCAGCGGCGCCGGTGGCGGACTGCTTTGCCCACGCCAGCAGTGGAAGCGATTCCATCGCTTCGGCGGTTGTCAGCGGGCGAGACATCGCAGCGCCTCCTCCGTGAAAATGCACTTTCCTTTGTAGGGATAACTCCAAGTCGGATGGCCGGTGATATACGTCTGCCGGATGATGCGAAGCTCAAACTTGCGACGCATCCAGTCGATGTGTCGGCGAACCGTCTTCTCGTGCGCACCGATAGCGTCAGCCATTTGCCGCATCGTCACGCCTCCGCGCCTCAGCATTGAGTCAATGATCGCCACTTGTTCAAGACTCGATCGAGTCGCCACTTTCTTCGGCATCGTCCCAACTCCTTTCTGCGTCGAACACGGACACAGGCGGATGAACCTCGTACCACCGAGCCGGCTCGTCGCATCCAGGGCAGCGACCAGCAGGCTTTTCCGAATGCGTGATGCACACCGTCGAACCGCATTTCCTGCACGACCAAACTCTCGACTCGCCTTTTTTGGTGGCTGGTGTGTGCTTGAGCCTCATTCCAGCTTCCCCTCCGTGAAAAAACGCATCCGCTCGGCAATCTGAAGCGTGAGCAGCCGGTAGTGGGATCGCGAGAGCGGCGATTGCTTTCGGACGGCGTCCCAGTGCTCCAGCTCGCGAACGCTGGCCGACGTCCGGACGTGGCGATCGAGCCGCTCGTATTCCTTCGTTTCATCATCGATCATTGCGGGGCCTCCAACTTCCAGATTCGCCTGTCCATTTCGCGGTTCACGTCGCGGAGCATCCTGACCAGCGACAGCAGCACGGCGTTCCGCTCTTCGAGCTCCTCGTTCGCATGGCGAAGGTCCAATGCGACATCGCGGGCCGCGTCGCGATCGACCTCCATCTGGTGCATCTGGGCCGCAAGCCGCTCGAAAGCGTCTATGCTGAACATCCAACGGATTGCTCGTCGGATCATTCGTCACCCCCTTCGTCGTCGTCTTCCTGGTCATCGACGACGCTGGTCGTCGTCTTCGCCTGCTGGGCGATCCAATCGAGGATCTGGTCCTCCCACTTTTCGGCGGTCGCTTGTCCGACGCCTTGGACGTCCTTGATTCCTTGGACGTCTGGCACGTTCCCGGCCCGCACGTCCTCGAAGTCCTGCACCGTGTAGATGCCGCACTCCGCAAGGGCCTCCGCCTGCTTTTCGGTGAGCTTCAAGACATCTCGGATGTCGGTCGACATGAAGTCTCCGGCCAGAGGCAATGCCAACTGCTGGTCCGGTCCGCGGCGGATGCACTCGCGGAGCCTCGACACCGCTTCGCTCCAGAGGCTTTTCGCCGCGGAGGCCGATGACCGGGCCGCCTCGTACTCGCCCTCCAGGCGGTCGCAGGTGGATTCCAGCGATCGGATCTCCCGGTAGTGCTCGGCCTCACGGCCTGACATCACTGGCGTCGGCTGGTCAATGTCCGCAGTCTCATTCGGATTGTTCTTAGCCTTGCTCATGCGTCACCTCCAACGTTTGCAACCTCTCGAACACAATTCCGCACCTTCACGGTGTGGACATGCACGCAAAGCCGCTGGCAGATGTCCGCGAACTGGCTTTCCGTGAACAGCAGCGCCCGGCGGTTCTTTCCAGCCGGATGCACTTGGAGCGTGTTGGCGACGAACGCGGACGACATCGTGATCCCGAGCCGGGCGTTGATGTCGCCCAGGCTGAGGGAGGCTCCTTCGTCCTCAAACGCCTCCAAATCCTCGCGACCCTTGGAGTAGGAGTAGGGCTCTGCCGGCTGCGCCGGCGTTGTCGGCACCGGGGCAGGGGGCGCCGCTGCCGCAGCCGCTTCCGCGGCCTTTCTGGCCCGCTCGGCCTCCTCGGCCGCATGCCGAGCAAGCCGCCCCGACACGAACTCACGAAACGCGTCGTGAGCCATTCCGATGTGCCTGGAGACGTCCGGGAAAACAGTCTCGTGCCCGTGGGCGGCGTCGCTGAAAAACGCAGCATTCGTCCGCACCACCCGCGCCGCAGCGTCCGCCGCAATCTTCGCGTCAGCAAGGGCGTGATCTACTGCGTCGTGCATGGCCGTGATCGAACGCTTGCCCTTGATCGCACCGGCAAAGTCCGCGGTAACTGGCGGCACCGTGAACGGCTGGCACTCCGCCGAAAGCGTCGCGAGGTGCTTGGCCAGTGCCCGCTGGGCGTCGAGGACGATCCCGGCCCGGATCTCATCCTTCCGGCCCTTGACGAGCTTCTCCAGGTCGAGCCGCACCCGGCGCGATTCGGCCGCGATGTCGTCGAGCGTCCGGAACAGCTCGTCGATGCTCGCGGTCTGCGAAAGGGCGTGGGCCTTAGCTGCCTCGATCCTCGTCTCGACCTCCCGGCACCACTTCACCGACAGTTCCGCGTCCGCGAAGTGCTGGTCGGTCGTGAGCTCGCGGTTGACGTTCCGGATTGCCGCGATGGCGGTCTCGCGAAACGCCTGAAGGTTGCTGGCGATGACCGTGCCCTCGACCTCGATCCGCAGGGCCGGCAGGGTCTCAGGGGCGGTTCCGATCGGGGCCGAGTCCGCGGGCGCCGCCGGCTCGAACGACATGAGGTCCGCCGCGAACTGCGCCCACCCGGCGACGATCCGCTCGCGGAGCACAGGGTCCGATTCGATCCACCGATGATGCTCCTCGACGAGCGTCCCCGAGGCGTCGAAGTCGCTCGCCATGAACAGGCACCGGTCGGCGCCGCTCACCAGCAGCTGGTGCTCTACCTGCGCCCGGTAGTGCAGCGGGATCTCGGCGAAGTCGGTCGTCAGGGCGGCCCTCAACTCCGCGTTCAATGCTTTGTGCTCGAACGCCGTCTCTCCTCCTAGCGTGAGCCCGTCGAAAGACGCCGAGTAGCGGCCGGTCGTGCCCGTCACCGGGTAGAGCGGCTCGCCGACGATCTGCTCGGCAATCGGCCTCGCCAGGGCCTCCAGCCGGTGCCCCATGTTGAACCGCCGCTGTGTGGCAGCGTCAACCTCGGGCGTGATGCCGGTAGCCGTTTCCGCAAGCAGCTGCCGGCGTGTCTTGTGTGGCGAAACACCAAGCATGGCCGGGGCGTCGGAGGCGTTGAAATGTTTGGCCCTGTGGGCGAGCCACTCGGGCGAGCCCTGGACATGGGAGACGGTCTTCATGCGGCACCCCCTTCCTCGCTGACCGGCTGCTCCCAGGCGTCGCCACGGTCGACCGCCACGGCCTCGATGACCTCGCCGTCAGGCGCGACATTTGCCCCGAGGAGCATGATCGTGTCGGCCTGATCTTCTGTGATGGACCAGCGGATCTGCGCCAGAGCAAGGATGTCGGCGGCCGACTTCTTCCTGCTCTCGACGGTCTTTCGCCACACCGGCAACTGCCGCTGCCACTCGTCATCGGCGAGGGTCGGCAGCTGCTGCACCGCGCGGGGCTCTGGCGTGTAGGCCACAGCGGCCCGGGCGTCGATGCTCTCGGCCTCGTCGGGCTCCATGATCCCGGAGAAGCCAAACGCGTACCTGATGCCCTGGATCGCCGCCTTGTGGCGGAGCATCCTGTGGGCCATCTTCCACGGGTCAGTGGAACGCACGCACTCCGCGAGATACTCCGTCACCACCACCGGGTGCGACCGGTCCTTGCGGTGGACGTGGGCCGTTGCCGAGACGAGCTTTCCGGCGTCGTCGTGCTCAAAGGTCACCTCGATGCCGTCGAACTGCGGGTGGCTGTTCGCGAGGTTGAGCCATCCGTCCACCGACACGATCGGCTGAATGCCGCCGCCCTTCTTTGGAAACGCGAAGATCTCCCGCGTCGCCGGGTTTAGCCGGTACTCGTTGGCGACCAGCAGGAACGCGGCAAACTCCTCGCGGGTCGCCCCCGACATGCCGCAGGTGGCCCGCACCGTCGCCTCGAATGCGGCAGGCTCCATGCCGTACCGATCCGCCATCGCCAGCAGCACAGACCGCTTGGCCATCTCCCTCTTCGCAATCGTCGTTTCGGCACCCATCACGAATCTCCGTTAGAACGCCACACCGTCCAGCACGCGGTGACGATCACGGTTACGCCCGTGACTGCAACGCCAGCCGCGAATCCCAACAACATCGCCGCAGTCATTCGTGGTCCACTCCGATGAAGACGTCACGCACTCGCTCCGCGCGCTTTTTCACAAGAACCCGTGCCAGCGGGTCTTGCCGATAGATGCACGCACCAACGCATTGCTCGCTTGCAAAGAGGCTCTCGACCGAACGCACCAGCGCCACGATCTCGGCCTCGACCAGCGGACCGACGTTCGGACGCACGCGGAGGCGTGCTCGGCGTTTGGAAACAGCACCCATCACGCACACTCCCAAACGATTACTTGGGACTCGGAAATCACCAGCTCCATTCGGCCGGCGAACGTCTGCACCAGCAGCTGGCCGGCGGTCATCGCTCCCAACACCGTCGCCGGCTCCAGGTAAAATCCACGGTCTGGATCCGTGAAACGCACGACGTCGCCCGTTCGGAACCATGTGTCGCATCGCATCGCGGCTACGGCAGCGTCCGCTTCTGCGTCGCCGGGGTGCCGGTCGCCGTGCGAAGCCGCCACCGTGCTCACTCGACCGGCTGACGGTCCCCGTCCCGAACCATCGCTTCGTAGAGCTCCTCGCGGAGAATCTCCGTCTCCGAGTCCGCCTCGAAGCCCAGCCACACCTTGCCGCCGCGGACTTCCACAAGCGTCACGCGAATAGGCCCGGAATCCGGCGGAATCACCACAATCCGCTCGCCCACGGTTCGACGGAGTTTCAGCATCCCGGGCGCCCTCCGTGGCGGCCGTGGCAAAGTGCATCCGCAAAAGTCGACGGATCCTCCGTCGTCGCATCCGTGCGAACATCCTGCGGACGCGACGCTGTGCTGGAGTCCACCGGGCGAACTCCTGCGCCATCCGTTCGTCGATGAGCCGATCGTCTAGCGGCTCGCCCGTGAATCCCGTGCTGAATCCCGCAATGCGATTTCGCATGGCGTGCTCCCGTAAAACGGGATGCCACGCTGCTGGCCTTGCGTGCGGTCATGCTGGCATCCCTTGCCTGGAGAATCCGTTTACGCGATCGCTTGTGCGTCGCGGCAACGCTCACTGCGAGCGTCACTGGGAGAGGTTGTACGGTTCGGCGTACACGCCGTCAAGAGTGTTTTACGGGTGTGCGGAAAACCGCTAAAATCACGCACGAAACAGCGTGGAGAGACCGATGCTTGCCGGGCTGACTGCCGAAGAAATCCGGAAGGCTGCTGACGAGCTCTACCGGCCCAACGCGTTCCGGGATGCCCCGGCGCAAATCTTCCTCGAGCAGTTTGAGGTCGCGGATCCGCCGACGACGTTCCTTCGCGTTTCGTTTGCCCGATTTACGTTTCGGGCCGCGAGGAAGCTCGCGGAACTTGGCGCCGCGCTCCAGTCGCGACACG